TGGTCCCGAAAATCAAGCGACAAAAGTTGCCTGTACGTGAAAAGGCCCGGAAACTCTCTTGCTATGAAGGTGAGACTTTGTCCCCAGGCTTTATCCCGTTTTTTCCCTGTTCTCCCGATTCAAAAATGTTGGTAAGGATGAAGTTCGTGATCTTAACGAGCTCTAATAAATCCAGTTTTCCAATAACCTCATCATCGATATCGGTTCCAAGAAAAAGCTCTAGCCGTTTATAGGCGGCATTCAGCTTTCCCTCGGCAGTTTCTTGATCCAGCATTTCAATCTCTTTAAGCATGGTTCGATCAACTCTTTTTACCGTGTAAACCTTACCGTCAATCTCAATCTCAATTGGTTCGAACAGACTTTTTTTGGTATCGATCGTTAATTTAGGCATAATCCCCTATCCTTAAAGACCGAATTCCAATGATCCGGATTCCATCCCCTGTGTACCAAAATATCCTTCGTATCCACTCTCTTGGGAAACGAAAACCTTCCACGTAACGGGAAAAATGCGCTGTGTGGCAGGAGCCCAGCTCAGATCGAGCGCCGGAATCGGATAACACTTGTAAAGATGGGTCCATTCAGCCGGGTTGGTTGAAACAGTGTTTCCGCAAAGCGGCTTGATCACAAGAGCGCTCGCCAGGTCGTACATGAAACATCCGATCTGATTTTTCAGATAGATGTACTCAATGCTTCCAGATGTCTGTATTCCGCCAGCCAGAAGAACTTCATTCAACTGCTCAAGCGTTGAGCGTACCATCGGTGTCTCGAGTTCCATCACCGATCCGCCAAATGCACCGTCAACGGCCACATCTCCCGCCCGGTCTTCCTTAATGTCATGAACGGTTGTGCTCATTCGGAGCTTGACCCCATCCAAGAACGGACCGAGCTCGATTGCGCCGCTTTCTCCATACTTCCATACGATTTCGCATGGTCCCATGTCACCTATGGGTAATCTAGGCATTTGAACCTCCTAAAAATTTGTTGATTTAGGAGGGTGGGGTGAGCTACAATAAAAAATGCTCTTCGGAAGCCATTGGAGCGTCACCTTAACCTCCTATTCTGAGAGCATGGGGGAGGGTTGCCGCCCTCTCCCGCACTCTATATTCGCATCCTGTTTAACAGGTTGCTTCCTCACATCTGAAAATAAAATTGCACGTAAATAAATGCCGTTTATTGTCATCGACTCCCATATATGCGGGGAGTCCGATTGCTTCTACCGTCATAGCCAGATAATCCGGCCCCGACTCTAAGTTGGGCATATTCCAGCCTGACGTGCCATGTAAGGCATTAAAAACCAGCCAGGCATCCTCTCTAGCATCGAAATAGGTCGCAGCCCTTGCCAGGGCTTGTATATTAAAGAATGCAAAATCAGGGCATTGGAATACAGTCGATCCCCCCGCAGATTCGGAAATAACCACATGGCGCACAGGAGCGCTCTGCAAACGATGGCCGACCTGGAGGGTAGAGCCGATGGCCAGTCCCGTCAAATTAGCGATAAGTGTGCAAATTTCCCTAAACATTATTTCCCCTTGAGCACGTTCTCGATGTGCTTTGCGACTATCGCCATGTATTTCTCTTTAAACATTGTCATTTTTGATTCAAGATATTTCCGCCCAGAGCCGGGGGTTGTCCAACTAATCTTGCTGTCCTCTTCTGGCGTAAGTTCATGCCATCTAGCGGCATACTCAATATTGAAGCCAGTAACAACCTCGGCCCCGTCTTTCTTGACTTCGGCTTTATTCGTTCGAGCAGATCCGCGAAGAGTACCCTCATCAAAGGGGGCACATGGCTGCTCATTAATCGCATCATGTAAGAGTTCATTGGCGGCCTTAAATAATCCCTTCCCGGCCTCTTCACCCGAAGCCTTTTTGGTGATCTTTGCAAAGCCCTTCTCGAAATCCGAGCAATCAACCGTCATACTCATGCTAGGTTCACCTCATAGTGTGAAAATGAAAAATCCCCTGGTCTACCTATGGCGATAATCGCTCTGTTAAAGGTTTCGCCATTCACCTCGATAATCCTGTCCTCGTGGCACAGTGCACGTCCGAGATATGCGGGTCTATTAAGTTTTTTCGGTATTGAAATCGTTATCGTTGAAACAACTTCTTCACCATTAATATTCCGCACAAGTTTTGTTTTCCACTCTACATATCCCTTGATGCAAACAAGCGTCCCAGATAACGGCTCTCCCCAATCATCATTGCCATTCCATCTACTGATAACTAGGTCATCGACACAATATGCATTTATCATTGATATTGACTCCTGGCCCAAACAGCCTCTTCGCTTGTCGGGTGTAAAGAATGTTGACAGTTGGGGTGAAACGGGGGAGTATCCCCCAATCCTGGATACGTCGGATGCGTTCCCGATATCGAATAAATGTTCCCCTCATACCCTTCGCAGATATCGCAATCACAACCATGATCTGATACCTCAACCAAATCATTCTCATATTGTCTGCATAGGTCGATCGTGGCATCCGTCTGCACGTTTCGCAATTCCGTCCTCGCCACCATCTTGGCGTATTTCGACATCTTATATGTGCGCCCATTTATCTCGATAAACTCATCAGCCTCAAGGAGCGCTCGCAGGGACTCGATTATCTTCTTTGACAGCCATCCCCGCGACTTCTCTTGTGCCAATGCTTCTAAGGCAATCGCATCCAGTGTGTCTGTAGCATCGGCATATGACCACTCCTGAATCTGTGAGGACCGCAACTGATGAGCAGCCACGAGAGATATGGAGAGATACTTGTCCACCGTTGTCCTTATTGAACCATTGGCCTTGATCAGCGTTTCCAACGCCTTTTCTCTTGAGTTATATCCAGGATCGGTTATCTGCGGTCGCCTGGGCTTCTTGCCGAGAATCTCAAGCGCAGTCCGTGACCGCCTTTCTGCCACCTTCCCCGATTCAACAAGCGTTGTCCCTACCCATTGGGCAGCCGCTAAGTTTAGGGCAGCCACGGTAAGGCTTGCATTGCGTCTAATCTTCGTTGCCTCGATGTCGTTAAATCTCGCAAGATCGATAGAGAACAGATCACCCCGCAGGGATCGTCCGGCTTCCCTATAAACGCTTTCGAGGTTAATCCTTTGCGCCATCCTTCTCCTTAAAATATTGCATTGGCCTGATTCTCATGCGCTCCGATGTCAGGGGCATGGCGTATCATCAAGCCCAGATAGTCTACTAGAAACCCAACGGCCGTCCCTGCGTTGATACACAGAGAATGTGGGTTAAGACGAAAATCATCATTAACAGGGTCTATCATGTGAGGGTCGGCTTCTACGGAGGCTGTCGTCCCACCATAAGCCGTCTCCCAATCATCATAGGTGGTCTTATAAACCTCGCTTCCCCACTCTATGAAATTGCCCCCTTCTGCCCCGAAGCAATTATTAAGATAAACATTTCCGCTTCCATTTGTCCCGTCATTCTCACCACCGCCTCGACATCTAAGCTCTCGGCTTGAGTTATCTATAGAGATGTTGTTCTTAATAAGATTGTTCTCTACACTAGCTTCTCCTACCCCCCTAACCTCTATGCCATTTACGTTGCTGTAAAATACGTTGTTGTAAATCTCATTTCCGCTTGAAGGGTTTGCCGCAGAGCCAACTAAATAAAGCCCCGCTTGCCCATTGTCCCAAGCAAGATTGTAATAAGCCTGATTATTGGAACTATTCTCAATAACAATCCCCTCTGCAAAATTATCATAACTTTTATTGTAACAGACGATACTCGGTTCTGCTGAATCACAATAATCCAGCCATATCCCTACACCGTTTGGCTCAGCGGCACCATTGGAATAAGAAATATTATTCTGGATAATATGCCCACCACTAAGATGTCCAACATTTCCCCCTGCTTTTATTCCACCACCGCCATCTTCCGCTTCTTCATCCTGATTCTTGCAGTTATCATAAACAGTATTCCCATCTATCGTCCAAGAATAAGAACGTTGTCCTGCATAGATACCGTTCTGTCCGTTATATCGGATAATGTTATTTAAAATCTGGATTCCAGTTGTGTTGTTTCCTGCACCATCATTACAACTTATTCCTACAAGACCCGTATATTCAATCGTGCAGTTTTGGATTATATTGTTGTTTGATTCATCAGCCAAATAAACACCGAAGTTCTGGCACTTGGTTATATGAAGTCCATCGATGGTTACATAATTTGCGCTATTCGTTCCAAGGTCTACTCCATTTTTTCGTGTTGCCTCTACTCCTGGGTCACTTAGGGTATCGGGGTCAACCGTAGAATACAGATATAAGTCGTTGGCTTCCCAATACCAATCATTCCCACTATCAACATCTACCAAGGCTGCAACCTTAAGCCCTCTTACCCCATCTATGAATAGGGCAACAGGCTCTGTGGTCGTGCCTCCTGTCTGCTTCCAGACATTACCAGTTTCGTCTGTCCAGGTCGTCTTTAAATCAGAGCCATTGATAATAGGGTCAGCACCCGTTCCATAAGCCCCGACAAGAATCCGGTAAGCCTCAAGTCCAGAATAACCGACCGTAAATTGCTGTCGCCACTCTTCGCCCCTCATCAGCCAAACTGTCACATCGGTAGCTGGAGTTCCATCGAGATAATCCTGAACCGAATTATCCCCACCCGTATCCCAGTTTATCTCTGAGAAATCGCTGTATGGGTCAGCCTGAGAGCCATCACCCCCAGTCTCAACTGACTCATTTATGTAAATATTAGGCCAATCTGCCTGGTTTGTACCCCCGCCCAAAGGCACGTATTCATACCAGCCGATGTCGGGATTAGAGCCTTCGTATTCCAACCCAATGTGCGTTACATTCTGAACCCACGTAACGGCCTCATCAACGGTTATCGTATTTGTATCATAATCAATATCTGTAATTCCCACAGGCTCAGTAGTCCCTTGCAACTGGATTTCGTCTCCTGCTATAATTCCCCAACCATCACAGAAATAGCCGGCATCATCTACGACAAACTCAGTTCCAGTATCGCTTGCAGATGTGATTACCACAAGCCAAGCACCCGCACCAACGCAGGGGCTACTTCCAGGTATGGTGAAATCCCCATTGGGGGCATCTGTAAACTTTGGGTCGCCATCATTATCCCAATGATTACCTACATTTGTTATGTCATCTGAAGTTGGATTAGGATTGCCAGTAAGTGACCTGAGAAAAATGTCGTTTATGGCATCACGCTTATAATTGGCATAGAAGATATTGTTTACGACACATAAATTTTCATAGACTTCAGGCTCAGTTTCATTAATACACATCCCATAACTATAATACCAATGATGGTCTGTCCCTCCGTTGTAAACCACATTGTGATAAAAATGCACATTATCAGATTCGTAATCACCCCCTGAATGCATATTAACGCTGTCGCCTTTAGCATTATAAATACGGTTTCTTCTCCAAATAGTATTGGATGCTTGAATCTGTATGCCCGGGTTCGGAGCACCATAATCGGTATAGTCACCGGAGTCGTGGATTATATTGTCCTCAACAAGTTGTCTGTACGTTTCGGTTTGGTTAGCCGTCTGCATAACCCTGTTCCAACCAGTGTTGTACATGATGTTATCGCGGGCGATGTTGTAATTCCCTCCAATAAGGAGAGTGTTGTGCCCACCATACCTAAGAGTACATCCTTGAACAAGGTTATGTGTCCCGTCTACCCAGACACCGTCGCCCTCATCATTTCCCTCTGCCTCTGTTTGACCACAATATTCAACAGTCGAGTTCAGAAGGGAGTTATAATGTGAGGTAGAGCGAAAATAAACACCCCTGCTTCCTGCGCTCATCCGCATGATGCTAATGAGACAGTTCTGGACGATGTTATGCTGTGAACTCACAAAGTCCACGCCGGGACTCATCGTAGCGGTAGACCTGAGTGCATCGCCTATCGTCACCCCATCAACCGTAATATATTGCTGAGTGGCGAAGTTTATGCCAAGTGGCTGTCCACGAAAGATAACCTCTTCCTCTTCATAATTCTGCCAAATGATACGACTGTCTGATGCCCCAGATGCCCGCATATAGAGAACGGCATTGTTGTCATTAGCCGTATATGTGCCAGCCATGATATTGACAATATCTCCCGCAGCCACAGTCATAGAGGCTTTATATAGGGTCTGCCAGGCTTCACCGTCACCTGTACCCAGGCCGGTATTGCTGTTGTTTCCCGTAGGTTTTACATAGTAAACTGTGGCAAATCCCAGAAATGTCAGCGAAAATAACAGTAGAAATAGCGCTAAGAATCTCTTACTATAAGAGAAGCCTTTTGGTTTCCTTGCGTTCATCATGCGCCTCGTTTATCGAAAGGTCAGGGGGCGTTCGTAGCGTCCCCGCCTTTACTTATCTAAAATCACCGTTGAATAAACCTCTGTAAGTAGTCCCCCCAATAAAAGTAAACACGACAACGTCAATCGCACCGGCTGCCGTGCTTAATGTCGGCTCTACATCTCCAGGCCACTTGGGGCTTATTTCGTGTTCCCAATCAATCGTCCTGTTTCCTGTGCCGTCTTGGATTATCCACAGCTCGCATCTTCCTGAATTCGGAGGCTCTGTGAAGGTTATGTCTACGCCAACATTATCAAGAGTCACATACTGAAGGTTGCCGTTGTTCCAATCGATCGTTATAGAAGCTCCACTATTCCCACAGTTATAATATGGAGTGCTTATAAAACCTGTATGGTAAATAGCTGCATGCTGGATATCAGCATCAGAGCTATAATCCTGATCCAAAATGGCATTGCCTTCAAGTGTTAAACTTCTAGTCGCACCATCAACCAAAAGCCTGAGATTACGATTGGCGGCGTCGTCCTCATACCACACCAAATCCATATAATGTGACTGATCTGTATCCCACAGCCTAATCACAGTTATTGACTGTCCAGCAAAAAGTAAGGACAACAAAACCACAGTACCCAAAAAACCACATAATATTTTTGTTTTTTTCATGTAAACACCCAGCTCCCATGATAGCCAATGACTATCCACTGTGCATTACCAGCACCACCGATTAGTAATAATGTTACTGATGCATAAGTTTCTGCCGTATTATTAAAAACTGTACCACCCCCAGATGAAGCACCAATCATATCAGCATCAGCGGCTGCAATTATAAGCTTCCCTGTGCCAATTTTTATGAAAGTTATTGTTGCTCCATCATCAGGAGCAGTAACAGATGGCAGTGAAAATGTCTTTTCTACCACAGCGTTCATAGTCAATGCTCTTCCAGCCAAACAGTCGCCTACAAGTACACTATAATTATCCTCTTTCTCTGTAATTGTATATGTTCCAGTTCCTGGGGGAGCCATCCATGCGCCTTGACCATTCAGATAATGAGAAGGATTGTCGTCCAACTTTTTCAATAAACCGTGTCTTGTAATTGAAGCATCTAAATCAGTATTGTCATCTGGTGTAGCTAAATCATCTAATTTTCTCGGAGAAATATTCGTGCATCGCCAATCATCGGGTGCATATTCAATGAATTCTAACTCATCACCAGCAGCGGTTGTATAATTCACTCCGTTTGGCAGAATAATATTGTTGGCATGATGTGAGATGGTAAGTATGCCATCAAAATGAAGCTTAATCACAGTGCCTGGTTGTGAACGTACAGCATTAATTGCTATAATATTAGTTGTGCCAGTTACATCAAAATAATTACCATCATTGCCTGGTGCTAAAGTTGATGCCGAAGCTATATCAGCGCCCTTATCCCATTGGCTCGTGCCAGTGAATGGAATCTCACCATCCCTGTCTATCTTTTCGGTTTGCAAGAGATTCACATGAGCAGCTATTACCCTGTCCACATTATCTACCTTGGCCACCCATATGTAGCCTGCTATAAATAACGCACTTGCCATCCAAAGCGATGGTGACATTAATAGATTGGAAACAAGATAATATATGTCCATTTTTAGCTCCCTAGAAGGTTATATCCTCATCATCATCCCTGGATATCTCGAGTACGCCTGCAAAGCGTTCTGTTGACCAGGGCTTTAAAATCGCTATTACAAAAGGCGGGACGGGAAGATCCATTAAATGCGTCTCCGAATACTGCTCTTTTGTGATCCCCGCAGTAATAACCCCTTGCGCCTGGAGACCCTTTCGCCTGTCCTCATCTTCCAAGTGCTGTGCAAGATAATAGGCCATCTCTGCGTTGGCCTTTTGAAGCTCTGAGAGAATAAGGGCAGAAGCCTCGGCATATGTCGGCAGACTCCATCGAGGGTCATAATAAATGCGGGTATAGGCATTTTTTGCGGCCTTCGTTTTGAGCGCATCATCGGTAAGCTCGTCCCATGCCTCTGTCTCAAGTCGCTCATTCTCAAAATAGGAGTTTGCATCGTTTAAATCATCAAAATATCCTACTGGCATTTCATTCTCCTTATGTGTTGACTATATCCTGGATAATCTTCAATTTCTCTGTCGCTACGCCGCCAACCTTTAAGATGACTTCCCTCACCTCAGACCCCAATCCAGACCCCCATGTTATTTGTAGGCCCATGTAATAGGTCTTTGGGGTTTGATCTGTCTCTACTGCGGTTAAGGTCAGCCTCAAATATCCGGCTGATGGCGTATCGGCCTCAATCCCGTCGCCCACTGTTTTCTCGACTAAAGCAACTCCTGTCTCCAATACCTTAATGTGAAACTTGATTTCTTCGGCAAGTGCGAGGGTCGCAACCAGAACTCCGTCCGCATCTCTTATCGGGATATCCTGAACCGCCGTATTGCCTTTTTTTATTATCCATTCACTCATGATCTTAGCTCCCCTGTGAGATCGACCCTTTGTTCCAAACACCCGACTAGGTCAACGCTTTCCTCAAGCTCGGCGGTCAGGTTTTCCCCCCTCAATCCTAGATAAGTCCCCTCGAATTCTGTCCCGGCCGCACCATATCCAACCCCGACCTCAACATCACCTTCGGCTGGCACATGGAAATCGCCCGTTTTTGTCAAATCATCATATTGAACACCCTCTTCAACATCTTCTTCGGCTGGAAAATCAGGCGCAAAAGAACCCGTAAACTCTATATCGTTGGCCCCATATCCCACTCCATTCTTAACATTCACCTCTCCGGGTTCTTTGAATGTCCCGGTTTTTGTCAGACCATCAAACTGGACGCCTTTTTCAACATCATTAACCGGGGGCAAATCAAGCGCTCCTGTCTTGTCTTCCCCGAAAGTCGTGGCCAGCCTCACGTCCGCCTCTGCCAATTCCGGCAAAAGCTCCAGATGCCACACAATCGGAGCGTCAACAGTAATGGCATCCAGCACCATCGTTTCGTATCCGGCTTTGGAGATTGTGAATACGTGGGGGGAATAGGTTGTTAAGGTTTCAGTGGTATCAATCCATTGTTTATAGATTATTGTCTGTTCGGCAATCTTACCGTCCGCACCTGTATTCACAGAAAATACAGGTGTTCCAAACTGGTCTTCACAAGCTATGGTCGCCCCATTTATATTAGCCCCATCTTTATCAGCGATATGAATATTGCAGGTATATATCAGTTTAAGCCAAACTCCATCAGTATTGATTTGAATGGCAGGAAAAGTACCTAAAAATTGGGGATCGACAAGAGTCGCATTAGAATCCCAAGGATTTATTAATTTTGCTACTGTGGAAACCATTTTTAATCTATTGATAGTTATGGCATTGGTTAAAAATTGAATTTGTCTCATTGCTACAAATAAATCTATCGGCACAACTGAAGGAGAGGCCACCACCCCAAGCTGACCATATGATCCATCGCTCGTTACTAAAACTCTGTTAAAAATCCAATCGCCCCCAACAATTCTTAGTCCCCAATCTGAGGTTGAATGAAAAATAGCATCCGTTGCAGTCACGCTATTATTGGCATTGTTATTAGAAAGTTCATCATATTGACCCCAATTAGCCTCCCAAAATATTGTCGAAGCATAAATCAATATAATTCCACCCTGTGCTATACCTCCAGTTGAATTAGTGTTTTGGATAAACCAAACACTCCCATTATAAGTCCTGCCCGAAATAATGAGACCTATTCTTAGGATTGCATTTGCAACAACCTTGGGATAAACACCCGTATTGAAATAAATGCTTTCCTTCTGGCTTGAAAAATATGTGGGCGTACCCCCATTTCCAATATTCAAATGAGCATCCGACTTATAGCACCCCGCAAACGGATTAGAGCAGACTCCCCATCCACCACCATCATTCGCAACTTGAATGTCATTAAAAGTTGCGGGTGTCCCTACCGTACCACCCGTCACTTGAATGGTATTAGTAGGAACATCATAAGTTACAACAATGGCCATTATTCAGGTTTCCTCCACAATATAAAATCGCCATGTCCGTCAAGCGCGGCTTTCGACTGATTGAGGATAGAGATTATTGCAGCGCCCTCCACCTTGATTTCAGCATCCACGTCATCAAAACTCGACCCCGCCACAATCTCATTTATCCTTGCTATCGATTCCGCCAAAACATTATAGGCATTCTCAATCTGCGCCCTCACCTCGAATACCGCATCCATCGCTTCGTTGGTCTGCCATGCTAAATTTAACTTGTCTTTTATTGCCATTTAAGCTCCATTAAAATCTCAATTTGTATCATTCCATGCCTTAATGAATCAGGAAGCCTTTCTTTGCTCACCAGCTCCCAGGTCGTAGGGGGCATCTTGCTCCCTTCCCACCTGAACGCCCATGCCTCATATACGCCGTTAATTTTGAGATGCCAGTATTTCCGGCCATACTCTGTCGATACAATTGACGGCACAAAATCTGTAATCTTTTTACTTGTCCGGACATTGAATGTCCCTATCATCGGATGACCGAAAATCGGCTCGTGTCCGGCAGAGGATAGGTGCGCCTTGTTACAGCCCTTGTGATATCGCCCATTAATTATCATGTTAAATCACGAGCGGATCATTTAAGTGATTTTCGCATTCTGCCCTTATCTTTTCCTCGGTAAGTTCATAAGTATGATATCCATAATAATTTGCACGGTTTTCTTCACTTATTCTATTTTTCCGCCCTGCGATATATCTCGCTATGGCCATATCCGCATCTGCCATCGCCCAATGAACAGCTAAGAAGGAATTCTGCGATTCCTTGATTTTGTCAGTCTTTTCATAACTATGATGGCCAATTCCCCACTCAATTTCCGCCTCTGGCTTAACAATTATTGGTTTAATATGATGAAGCTTTGGATTGCCATGTCGCCGTTGCCATATCGCTGGCTTGTTTGGGTCTAAATCCGATTCTGTGACGTGCCTATAAACTTGCCACATCGGGGCATATAAAAGATTGCCTTCTTGTTTCGCCAGAAATTCTCTAGTATCTTCCTGTTTGGGCGGGAAGATGAGTTCATCGGCGTCGAGCGCAATAATCCAATTACAATCAAAATCCTTTATGGATTCATTGAATTTTTTTATCTTCAATATGTCATTAATCAAGTTATCTGGGAATGTAAATTCTTCAATCTCCACATTCGGATACTTTGAGCAAATTTCGAGCGTATTATCAGTCGTATCCCCTCCGATAATCAGATGAATTTTATCAGCATAGGCATAATGGTTGA